CCTGCAAGTTCAGGCTTCATATCTTCTGGCTTTTCTCTTGCCTCGTTAATCACAGTCCATAGGTTAGCCACAACATCCTCTGGGAGTTGTCCTTCAACAACCCCTACGTTAGGAAAGTGGCGTGGCATTAGCTCCATGATTAACCTTCTAGTGTTGCTATACGAGCGAGTGCTGCATCTAATGCTGTTGATAATTCTTGTACTGCTTTAACAAGTGGTATGACAAACATCTCTCTTGATACTTGTTGCACTCCATACTTGTCTTCTTTCCACCCAGCAAAGTTAGATACACCTGCTGTATCCAATGCAGCTTTTACTTCTTGTGCAATAAAGTTGTGCATTGTTGCTGTGGTGTTCATATCATTAATAATATTACCATCCGCATCTTGTCTGCGTAAGTGAGATAACTGTGCATCAGAAGCATCAAGTTCGTTACTTGGCTTCCAGTTATACTTGACTGTTCTAAGGTCATTTATAAAATCTAAACCTAATGTTTGATTTGTAATGTTTTTCTTTAATCGTTCATCTGAAGAACGTGACCAGTTAGCATCAGTATCAAAATCGTTTGTTACAATGTTACTAGCTTTACCAAATGAGAAGTCATTGTCTGCTGCTGAAACATTTTCACCTATACCAATTGAGTTGGTAGCATCGTGTCCAGCGTTTACACCCGGTCCTATACAAATATTACTATTACCACTTTGTATAGACTGACCAGCAACTTGTCCTATACAAACATTACCAGCTCCAGAAGTTATTGCTGTACCAGCACTCAATCCAACAAGAGTATTATTATCGCCTGTAGTTGCTTTACCTGCTCTAGTTCCTAAAGCTACATTACCACTACCGCAGTTAGCTGAGAGTGCTTCAAAGCCTACAGCTACGTTATTTGTTCCATCATCAGTAGCATCACCTGAATTAGCACCCACGAATGTATTCTGAACGCCTGTGGTTACTGCTCCACCTGCATTGTACCCTACTGCTGTGTTGTTATTTGTAGCGTGGGAATTTTGTACTGCTAATGCTAAATTTCCAACTGCTACATTTCTATTGCCTGTGTCTTCTGCGCTAAGTGCGCCATAGCCGATTGCTACATTAGCACCGCCTACAGTTATTGCATCTCCAGCAAGACCGCCCACTATTGTGTTTTGTACGCCTGTGGTTATTCCTGCTCCTGCAAAGTAGCCAAACGCTGTATTATAAGTATCTGTAGCTGTTGTGAAGTTTTGACTTGATAAGGCTGACCTACCCATAGCCGTGGATTTGCTACCTAGTGTGTCTGCTGCTAAAGCATCATAACCAACGGCAGTATTATAGTCTGCATCAGTTAAAGAATCACCTGCTGAACCACCGATAAGGGTGTTTTGTACGCCTGTGGTTACTGATACGCCTGCATCATACCCCACTGCTGTGTTAAAAACATTGGTAGAGTCTCCAAAGTCTTGATTAACTAAAGCAAAAGCCCCAATGGCTACGCTTCTTGAGCCTTGTCTATCTGCACTTAAAGCAGAGTACCCTAATGCAACATTTCTTTGTCCTACAGTAGTTGCATCACCTGCTAGACCACCTAGAAAGGTGTTGAGTGTGCCTGTGGTTACTGCTGTACCTGCGGCATGTCCTACGGCTACGTTGTGATTAGAAGCTGCGTTATTTTGAGTTTTTAATGCTTCAAAACCTATAGCAATAGATTTGCTACCTGTATCTTCAGTAGACAAAGCGTTATATCCTAAAGCTATGTTATCGTCACCATTTGTAAGTGAATCACCAGCAAGACCACCTATGAGGGTGTTTCTTACGCCTGTGGTTACTGCTGTACCTGCAGAATGTCCTACTGCTGTGTTGTATGTATCTGTAGCTGTAGTGAAGTTTTGATTGTTTAAAGCTCCGTAACCAATAGCAATAGAGCGACTACCTAATGTATCTGTAGATAAAGCAAGATAACCAAGAGCAACATTATAATCTGCATCCGTTAAGGCATCACCTGCTAATCCACCAATGAGGGTGTTTTGTATGCCTGTGCTTACTGATAATCCTGTATTATGACCAATAGCTACGTTGTAAGCATCTGTAGCTGTGGTGAAGTTTTGTGAAAGTAGAGCAGCATGACCAATGGCTATTGATCTGCTACCTTTCGTGTCGGCACTTAATGCAGCAACACCTAAAACTTGATTGTACGAGCCAACAGTAAGAGCATCTCCTGCTAGACCACCAATAAGGTTGTTCTCTACGCCTGTGGTTACATTTACACCAGCCGCATAACCAACCGCAGTGTTATAGTTATTTGTAGCTGAAGTAAAATTTTGACTAAATAAAGCACCTTGACCAATAGCAGTAGCCCTAGAACCTTTTGTATCCGAACTTAAAGCATGATACCCAAGTGCTACGTTATAGTCTGCATCTGTTAAGGCATCACCAGCAGCAGCACCAATAATGGTGTTAGATATACCTGTAGTTACTGATGCACCTGCTGACCTACCAACTGCTGTGTTGTTATCTGCTGTGGTGTTAGCGTACAGGGCAGAAGAACCGATAGCTACATTATTAGTACCTGTAGTATTTTGTCCTAAAGAATCTGCTCCCAAGGCAGAGTTGTGGTCGGCTGTTGTGTTTGCGCCTAAAGAAGATGAACCAACAGCAACATTGTAATCACCTGTCGTAGTAGCATCACCAGCTAATCCACCAATTAAGGTGTTGTTTGTGCCTGTGGTTACATCGTTACCAGCGTGATAGCCGACTGCTGTATTGTAACTATTTGTTGCAGTGCCAAACTGTTGAGCAGCTAATGTTTCAGTTCCGATAGCAGTATTTCTATCACCTTTTAAATCAGCAGATAAAGCAGAGTAACCTACTGCAACATTATTATTTGCAGTAGTTAGTGCATCACCAGCTAGTCCACCTATCAAAGTGTTCTGTGTGCCTGTGGTTACTGCAGCTCCTGCGTTTCTACCTACTGCTGTATTGTAATCCGCAGTCGTTACTCCCCCTAAAGCACTAGTACCTATTGCTGTATTATAACTTCCTTCTGTACAAGCGTCTAAAGTAGAAGAACCAAATCCAACATTTTGAGTACCTGTGGTATTTAATAGTAAAGAACTAAGACCTACCGCAGTATTCTCTGCGCCTGTCGTAGTTGCAGATAAAGCTGATTTACCTACGGCAACATTTCCATCTGCAGTCGTAATCGCAGTACCAGCTTCGTCACCCACAACAGTATTATAGTTACCGCCAGATTGTATTGAGTTACCTGCGTTGACACCTGCTCTGAAGTTAGATGTACCTGCTGTGTTGGTAACAAAATCTGCGCCTGTACCTATCTGAACATTATTGTTTCCACCATCAACAAACAGAGCATCAGTTACGCTATTTGTTTCAACTCGGAAGTCTAGGTCTTTACTATCATCATTAAGTACTGTTTCAGTAGGAGTCATTTTTATTCTTGAAGAAACTGTACCTGCTAACATAGTATTTATAAACAGTGTAGCATCTTCTGTACCATCAGATACATCATCAACAAGTACATTTATTCTTGCCGCAATAATATCTTGAGAGTTGTCGTTTCTACCTTCAAAATCTATTACACCTATAGTGTCGCTGTCAGCAGGACTACTAGAATTTCTATATAAACGTAAGTTTGGCCCTATGTTTGCATCTGCATCTGTAGATATTAATTGTAAAGTATCCGTGTTATCATTAGTTGTAATAGTAGCTCCAGCAGAAGACGTAATAGCTCCATCAACTTGCAAAGTAGAAGCCATATCCACAGCACCATCAATGTCTACCACGTCTAGGTTAGTTGTGCCGTCTACGTCTATGTTGCCTGAAATATCAAGAGAACCAGCTTGTAGTGCGCCATCAGTAACAGAAAGATTTCCTGTAGAAGCTCCTGTGGCTGTTGTTGTACCTAATACAAATGTATCTGCACTTTCATCCCACATAAAGATAGCGTTGTCACCTGTTGAACCTCGTTCAATAACAATACCACTGTCGTTAGCGTTAGATGTTGCACCGTTGTTAAGTTCAATAAGGTTATCTGCCACTACCATATTAGTTGTAGCAACTGTAGTAGTTGTGCCGTTAACAGTAAAATCACCTGTTACTGTAACATTGTCGCCAAAAGTAGTTTCAGAAGTAGTGTGACCAATAGATACAGGTACACCAGAAGTTGCAGTACCTATAGTAATACCATTTGTTGTATTAGAGTTATCAATGTTTAATGTTGATGTACTGTCTAACGATATGTTAGATCCATCAACGACAAGTGTACCATCTATATCTGTGTTATCTAAGTTAGTAGTACCGTCTACGTCTAAGTCACCATTAAAGTCTACATTTCCAGCGACTGCTAAAGTTGTAGCCATATCTACCGCACCGTCAATGTCTACTACATCAAGATTTGTTGTACCGTCTACATCTACGTTGCCAGATATATCTAATTCTGTGCCTACTAGTTTTTGTGTAAGTGTTACTACACCATCACTTGCAATAGCGATTGCATCTGTATCTCCAACAGAACCAATCTGTCCAGCATTAGCAATAGTAATACCACCACTATGAATATCTCTACCAGTAAAGGTTGCTACACCATCTACTTGCAAAGTAGAAGCCATGTCTACTGCACCATCAATGTCAACAACATCTAAGTTAGTAGTACCATCAATATCTATATCACCTGATATGTCTAAAGACGCACCAGTTAAAACTCCAGCTACAGCTAGTGTACTAGCCATATCTACAGCACCATCAATGTCTACAACATCTAAGTTAGTAGTGCCATCTACATCTAAGTCACCATTAAAGTCTACGTTACCTGCTACAGCTAGTGTACTAGCCATATCAACTGCACCATCTATGTCTACTACATCTAAATTAGTAGTACCATCTACATCAATATCGCCAGAAATGTCTAATGAAGCTGCTGCAACCTGACCTGTAACTGTAGCACTATCTATGTAAACATCTTTAAAACGTAAGCTAGTTGTACCTAAGTCTACATCTGAGTCAGTTACAGGAACAATAGAACCATCATTAAATGTAACTTGGTTTGTACCTGCGTTAGCTATTGTAATAACATCTGAGCCACTAAATGTAATACTAGTGTTTGTGTCTGAATCACCTGATATACTGTCAAGTTGTATATTACCTGCATTTGTAAAGTTAGAATCACTAAGATCAAATGTACCAGTAACATCTAAGTTACCACCTACAGAAAGATTACCAGAAACATCTACTGCACCATTTATATCTACTGTAGTAGCAGCTATCTGTATTTCTGTGTCAGCTACAAGATCTAGTTGACCATCAGCAGATGAGTTAATATATATTGCTGTATCACGGAACTGTATTTTTTCTGTAGAAGCTATAAGTATGTCATCAGAAAACTCAAAGTAATCTTCGTCTTCCATCCATTTAAATACACCATCATTTGACTCACCATCAAATGTTACTGTTATGTCTGTACCTGATGTAGCATCACCGATAGTAATAGAAGTACCTAATAGTTTAGTTATTGGGCCACCTTCAGCAGTTGTACCATCGTGTGTGTGTCCTGTAGATGCAGCAAATGCAGCTAACAACTGATCAAATTCGTTGTTAGTATCTGCTGCTGTAATTACATCTCCGTCAGTATAAGAGGACTGTCTTGTATATGTAGCACCCATTTATCTTCTAGCTCCTATTTGATATTCTAATTGAAATCCTTTAAGAGAATAAGGAGCAGTTAAACCCCCATCGTTTACTCTTAAAGCTATTGTAAACCCTGATCCTTCTACTGATTGTCTTACAGAAGGTTGTGTTGTACCACCGTAGGTACTTGTTGATCCATATGTAGCAACTCCGTATTGAGCAGCTACTTTTGTAGAATCTAAAGGATATGCAGCAGGTCTAGCAGAAGTTGCTGATTCCTGATCATACCTTAAAAATAAATCTGCGTCAATAGCAGACTCAGGTTTATAGTTAATTATTACTCTTTGCATATGTTTTCTAATACCCAAGTCATTAAAACCTAAATCAGGACTTCTATATTTACCAAATATAACCGTACCATCAAAATCGTTTCCTGTTTCTTGTCTATTTATATACCCAGTATAATCTCCATGTAATACTAACACATCACCTGCGTCTATTGTAGTATCTGTACTAGAAGGTTTTATGCCTCTAATTTCAGAAAACTCATAACCTTCGCTTTTTCTTACACATATAACACCTTTAGTTAGTGATGGTGCTTGACCCTCTTTAGCAAAAAATAATCTGTATTGAGTTTTTTCTGGTATAACAATACTTTCAAAAACTGTAGCATCATCTATCTGTTCGTCAAATAAAGGCTGTACATTTTTACTTATTGTACCAAGCTCAACGTCACCAATTTTAGCTGTACCTGCAACAGTTCTTAAACCATCTGGGCCAAGAAAAATTAAGTCACCTGCAAGTTCTTGTATAGTATTACCATTAATACAACCAATGTTACGAGTAACAGGAGACATTGCAAAGTTTGAAGAAGACGTGCCTGATAAACTAAATATTCTATTTTCACAAAAGATAAAAAGATTTTCACGAAAAGTTTTAATGCCTACAATAATGTCATCTACTTTAATGCTACCTGCACCCTGACCACTCTGAAAGTCATCTTCATTAAAGGGTGAGCTAAATACTAATTCTTCTGGCGTACTAGACATACCTGCGTAAAACATATGCCCCTTAAAAGCAGTAACAAATTTTGCACCAGCTACAGAACTTTCGCTTACATCAGTTGCTGCTAAAGAAGTGTTAAATACTGTAGGAGCATTAACCTGATCTACTACAATAATTTTACTGTTGCCATCAAAGTTAAATTTTTCAAAAGTATACTTTGCTGCGTTGGTTCTACCTGTATCTCGTTGTGTCCAACTTTCTGAGACTACATCTTTTACTGCATGCGCTGCTGCTGTAGTAGAAGAGGTAGCACGAGTTACACCTGTAAATGTAGAAGAAGTTACCCCTGTGTAAGTAAATATCTCACTATTAATTTGCAAAGTACCACTTGCAGTAAATCCTGTAGTACTAAAAACATTAATTGTTCCAGAGCCTGTCATAGAAGTATTTGCAGCTATAGCAATAGTCATAGTTGTAGATGCAGAACTCCATATTTTTTCACCTCTAGCTGCTAATACCTTATCAGAAAAGACAGTACACATTAATACTGCTTCTGAGCTTGTTGTAGTTTGAGGAACAATATGATTTATATATTTGTTAAAACCATTTATACGTCTATATCCACCACCAATATCTGGTTCAAAGTTTTGTAACTCAAGAGCTTCTCCGGGTTGCATTAAAAAAGTAGATTTGTTTAATACCAAACCCCCCTCGCAGTTAAAAGCTACTGGACTTATTTGTGAAGTTTCAGGCATTAAATAATCCTAGTTGATGTTCGTGACCCTATATAATTTGAAGACTGCGGTATATAAGTTGATCGTAAATAGTCATATCTATTTATTAACAAAGTCTGCATGTGTTTTATGCCAGCTTCAAAACGTGTAAATGTTACACCATACTGTTGCATTTCACCACGATACTGATACACAAATGCTGTAGCCCCATCTACTATAACTGCAGCAAACCTGTCAGGTATAGTAGTAGTATCACCATGTGCAGCTAAGTCTGCTGGAAAAGTAAAGTAGTCAAATTTTAGTGAGTACGATTTTGTAGGAAAAGGATATAGTATATAGTTATTGTCAAGAGTTCTTGTTACGTATTTAGGTATTCCACCATTGTCAAACTGTGCAACTTGCACACCACTTGCGTGTGCTGCTGCAGTAGTTCCACCAGTAGCTCTAGTGACACCAGTAAGAGTCGTTGAAGAACCTACTGCTGTATACGTCATAACTTCATTACCTACAAAAACAGTACCTGAACTATCAAATCCTGTTGTACTCGCTACTGTTAACGTAGTAACAGAGTCAGTGTGAGACTGACTTAGTGTTGTAGTTTGTATTTCATCTTCTTGTTCTACATAGCTTCTTAGATAGTCATTGTAGTTTAGTGGGCTTAGACTTATAGATCCATTACCTAAGTCTGAGTCTTTTACTAATCTAAATGTATTATAGTCTACTACTTTAGTAGATGTAGGAACAGTATACTTTACTGTACCTGCTGTAAGTGTCTGTGTAGCAGTAGCATGATTAAACGGATAGTTATATTCTCTTTGATTAATATACCGAATAGCTTCATTGACAGCGTTCTGACACTGTACTTGTATTCCTCTAGCTGATGTAAAATTAGCTGATGTTAACTCA